GGTATCCTCCAGAGGAATGGGATCAATCAAACAACTAGACAACGGCATCAATGAAGTACAAGAAGACTTTATGCTAGCCGCAGTAGATATTGTCGCAGACCCATCTGCTCCAAATGCCTTTGTTAATGGTATTATGGAAGGTAAAGAATGGGTTTGGGATAACGGCATTGTAAAGGAAGTTCATATTTCTGAATATCAAAAAGAAATTGAACGAACATCTCGTAGAAATTTAGAAAAAAAAACAATATCATTATTCAGTGATTTTATCTCAAAATTATAGATTTTATATATATTAGCGTAGAACTAACAAGGAGTTATACCAATGGCTAAGCCAGACCCAATTGAAACCGTTCGAAAAATCATTGCAGGGAAAGATGCTAATATCGATCCTAATGATTATGGTCTTAAGACCTTCGCAGACGAAGACCCTATTGAAGAAGCCGATAAGAAGATGGGCGTTGTTGACGCTAAAAGCGAAGAAGACCCCGATCTTTACCAAGACGCAGAAGGCGGCCATGCTAAGATTGATACCGATGAATTAGAAGGCGGTAAAGAAGCAAAGGTTCCAGCAAATGGTGCCAAGAAGAAGAAGAAGAGTTCTGCGGCGAATACCGCATCAATTGCCGGTAAGGCAAGGGGTGAGATGGGCGATGCAACTGTCCCCGCTACTGAGCATCTTGAAGCCATCTTTGATGGCGAAGATCTCACGGAAGACTTCATGACTAAAGTTTCTACAATCTTTGAAGCAGCAATCAACGAACGAGTTTCGGCTAGAGAAGCAGAACTCCAAGAAGAGTATGAGTCAACATTAGCAGAACACCTTGAATCTGTTACTGTTCAATTGACTGAGAAGATTGATGATTACCTTGGCTATGTTGTTGAAGAGTGGGTCACTGATAATAAACTAGCACTTGAAAATGGTTTACGTGCAGAGATTGCTGAGAACTTTATCCAGGGTCTTAAGGGTCTATTCCAAGACAATTATGTTGATCTTCCAGAAGAAAAGGTTGACCTTTTCACAGAGGTCAATGAGAAGAACGAGCAAGTTGAGACTGCTCTTAATGAGCAAATCAACAACAATATTGAACTAAAGAAATCTATCCTTGAGTATCGCTGTAACGAGATTCTTGAGAACTCTTGCCGCGATCTGGTTGATACCGACGCAGAAAAACTTCGAACACTAGCAGAAGGTATTGAATTCGAAACTGAAGATCAGTATCAAGATAAGGTTTCAGTCCTTAAGGAAAGTTATTTCACCGGTGAAGTCACTGAATCATTAGAGTTTGATGACACCGAAGAGGATCTTTCAGAAATTAAACAAGAACTTACAGAAGGTCGTATGGGCAATTATGTTGATGCACTTTCTCGTACATTAAAGTAGTAAAATCTAACAGTCATTAGGAGACACAAAATGGATTTCGATAACGCCCCAAGATACGATCTTCTGGAGGAGAAGTGGGCACCCGTGCTTGAACACGATTCACTTCCCAGCATTGAAGACGATTATAAAAAGAAAGTAACTGCTGTTCTTCTTGAGAACCAAGAGAACGCAATGCAGTTGAACGAAGTACACGCAAACGCTGCTGGTGCTTCAGGTCTGTCCGCATCAGATACAACCACAATGGCTGGTTATGATCCAGTGCTTATGAGCCTGGTTCGTCGTGCTATGCCAAACTTAATTGCATATGACATTGCTGGTGTGCAGCCAATGAGCGCACCCACCGGTCTTATCTTTGCAATGCGTGCCAAGTACACCACTCAGGGTGGTACAGAAGCACTCTTCAACGAAGCAGATCCACGCTTCTCCGCTACTGGCGGTTCATTCAGTGCAGATGCTGGTCTTTCATCTGACCCATTCCCAGGCACAACCAAAGATACCGACCAGACCGGGGCTGGTGGTGATGTGGCCACGACGCTAACCACATTATACGGCGCAGACTTCGACGGTATGGATAGAAATACCGCTGAAGACCTTGGTGCCAGTGGTCGCGCTTTCCGTGAGATGGCATTCAGCATCGAGCGAACGTCTGTAACTGCTAAGACTCGCGCCCTCAAGGCAGAGTACACAACCGAACTCGCTCAAGATCTCCGTGCTATCCACGGTCTTGATGCCGAGACTGAACTCGCTAACATCCTCACTGCTGAGATTCTTACTGAAATCAACCGTGACGTTATGCGTGCAATCTACTTCGGTGCTAAACTTGGTTGTCAGCAAACCGACCTCATGAATGATGGTCGTTATAACCTGGCAGGCGACTCAGATGGTCGTTGGTCAGCAGAACGCTTCCGTGGTTTGATGTATCAAATCGAACGCGAAGCAAACGTCATTGCAAAGCAGACTCGTAGAGGCAAGGGTAACTTCCTCGTCTGCTCCTCAGACGTTGCATCAGCACTCGCAATGGGTGGATTCCTGAACATCTCACCTGCTCTTAATCAGAGTCTTAACGTAGATGACACTGGCAGCACTTACGCTGGTCTTCTAAACGGTAAGATGAAAGTTTACATTGATCCTTATTCACAAGAAAATGTAAACTTCGCATGTGTTGGCTACAGAGGTAGCAACCCATACGATGCTGGTATGTTCTACTGCCCATACGTTCCACTCCAGATGGTGCGTGCAGTTGGTGAGAATACCTTCCAGCCCAAGATTGGTTTCAAGACTCGTTACGGTATGGTCAACAACCCATTCGTTTCAGCCGCCAATGTTGGTACGGATCGCTCTAATCCATCCAGTAGTGATGCTAAGAGAGCCAACCAATATTATCGCATCTTCTTGGTCGATAATATCCACGGTAACGGTTCCTGATCTTAATCCTTGATCCTAAAAGGCACGGGAGTATAAAACCTCCCGTGCCTTTTTTGTGCCTACATATAATTAGAGGAGTACTGTATGTCTGTAGAATTTCCTATAATTGGTGGAGGAACATCAGGTCAATTAGACCCGTCAACAAGACAACCTGATACTGATAATTATTTAAAAACTAATAATTATAAGTTTACAATTACCCGATGTCCCCTCATAGAATACTTCATACAAAGTATAAATCTTCCTGGTATAAGTGTGGGAATGACAGAATTTCCTACAAGATATGCAACTCAGGTGAAACTCCCAAACAATTTAGCAGATCACGGCGAATTAAGTATCAGGATGATTGTGGACGAAAAGTTAAAAAACTTTATCGAGATGTATGAATGGATAAAGGAAACTGTACCGCTAAGAGAAATTGGAAACGATCCAAGTACATATTTCAGTACTGCAAATTTATTAGTATTAAATAGTGGATTTACACCTGTTGTTGATGTAGAATTCATTAATGTGTATCCAACAAGATTGGGAGATATACCGTTCACATCAGCACAAACAATGACTGAACCTGCGGTGATAGATCTTAGTCTTTCTTATAGTGGTTATATAGTAAAGGATCTTACATGAATCTGAGTGAAATTAAGATTATGGTTGTAAAAGATATTGAGTTTGATGAAACAGAATTAGATAAAGAATCCCTTAGAATACCCCAGTTACATAACAAATACCTAGTCTTTCTTACCGACGAAAAGATTATGTTGGAGAAGTACCAACAGGAATTGAGAGTATTGGTCAGGAAGAAATGGTTATATTACACCGGTAAGATGTCCGAAGAGGAACTAATAGAAAACAATTGGGAACCGTTTAATTTAAATATACTCAAATCCGATGTCGATAAGTTTATAGAATCTGATACTGAAATACTTCGTTCGCGCGCCATTGTTCGTATGCAAGAAGAAAAGATTAATTACCTAGACTCTGTGGTAAAGGCAATTAATGGTAGACAATGGAATATTCGAGCCGCGATAGATTGGATGAAGTTCACACATGGAATTCAATAATGGATGTAGAGATATCTGATCTAAATGATGTTTATATTAAAGTGGATTGTGAAAGATCTATAGCGAAAGAGATATCAGATTTCTTTACTTTTACAGTCCCCAATTATCAGTTCACCCCAGCATATAAGAAAAGAAAATGGGATGGAAAGATAAGGTTATATAATATTCATACTCGGGTGATCTACAAGGGTTTATTGGATTATGTAATATCGTTCTGTAAAGACAGAAATTATACATTTAATATATCAGAAGTAACATCTCCCGGCTCACCACCCGGGCCCCCGGGTGGCATCGAAGAGTTTATAGATTCTTTAAATCTTTCTGTAAATAATAAGAAAATAGAACCCTATTCCCATCAAAAAGATGCAGTTTTGCATTCAATAAAAAACGGCAGGGCACTTCTTCTCAGCCCGACCGGGTCGGGCAAGTCATTGATAATTTATATTTTATTAAGATACTATCTTTCTATTATTCCAAAAGATAAGAAACTACTTATTGTGGTTCCAACTACGAGTCTTGTGTCCCAACTCTTCAGTGATTTCAAAGATTACTCTTCCCTGAATGGGTGGGATGTAGAAGAAAACGTACACAAGATATTCTCAGGTCAAAGCAAAGAAACAAAAAAGCAAGTGGTCATTAGTACTTGGCAAAGTCTTTATAAAATAGACCCCAGATATTTCTGGGACTTTGAGGTTGCTTTTGGAGATGAGTGTCACCTGTTCAAAGCAAAATCCCTCACCGGCTTGATGGAAAAACTAACCAATGCAAAATATCGTTTCGGTACTACAGGTACTCTCGATGGTTCTAAGACACATAAACTAGTGGTTGAAGGTCTGTTTGGTAGGGTGTTTAAAACCACAACCACAAAGGAACTCATAGAGAAAGATTTACTCTCTCAACTCGAAATAGAATGTCTTGTAATGGGTTATAACCAGCAGGAAATAGAGACTATAAAGAGAGCCTCATATCAGGATGAGATAGCATGGATAATTAAAAATACGAAGAGAAACGCTTTCATATGCGACCTGGGTGCGTCTCTGAAGGGAAATACTCTTCTCCTATTCAACTTCGTAGAGAAACATGGTATACCATTATATGAGAGATTAAAGAGTAAAAAGGATGATGTGTATCTCATTCATGGTGGAACTGATATAGATCAGAGAGAAGAAATAAGACACATCGTAGACAATAATACAAACTCCATACTCGTTGCATCCTATGGAACATGTTCGACGGGAATCAACATAAAAAATATACACAACATCATTTTCACATCCCCCTCCAAGTCAGTAATACGGGTTCTTCAATCTATAGGAAGGGGACTAAGAAAATCGAACCAAAAGGACAAGGTGAGGGTATATGATATAGCAGATAATCTTTGCTATAAAAAATGGCGTAACCATACTATGAGACATTTGGACGAACGGGTTAAGATATATAATAATGAGAAGTTTCGATATAACGTAATATCAATTGGGGAAAAGCAATGAAGAAGAAAATTACTAGTAAGAACACAACAGTTTACAGATTGCTAAAGTTAACGACTGGTGAGGAAATAATAACAAGGATTGTTGGTCAATCAAAGGACAAATATATCATTACAGATCCTATGGCATTTTATATTCAACCTATCTTTAACGGGATGAATGTGAATCAAATGACCGTACTTAAGAAGTGGTCAGAGCATTCAGCAGATAGGAAGATAAAAATACCGAAGAGTATGGTTCTGCTTATCACTAAGCCAACAAAGTCAGCGGTCGAATTATATGAATTAGAAATTGATAGAGTATATAATAACCCAGTAGAGAAAAAGATAACCAATTTAAATGATCTATTGAACACGAATAAAACATCATTCGATTTTCCTAATAAGGAACAATTTGATATGGATTCTACACCTCAAAGTATTTTTGAAGATATAAAAAACATGGACAAAGATAAAGAGGATATAGATTTTATTATGATGTCGCTGGTGTTACCACCATCGATCATAAAAGATCTTCTTGATGGTGGTTATTTGGATGACGAAGATCTTACAGACATGTTAGAGGAATATGAAAAGGAAATGAAAAAAGAATTACCAGATTATACTGGCGAAGACAAAGATCATCCTGATTTCGGAAATAGGTTTACCGACTGGGATTTTAATACAGATGGCGAAGATTATAAGTAGTACTAATAGTGTACTATGTGGCTTATATGATCGTTGACACTCCCGAGTGTAACGGGGTTTTTTGAGTTGTCAAGTTAAAAATATTAATTTTATTTAGGGCTTGCATGTGAGAGGGTAAGGTATATAATATATTCATGAACGAAAAGGACAAAAAAAAGAAAGAGTCCAAGCCTCATTACATTGACAACAAACAATTCTTTGCTGCAATGTGTGAATGGAAGGTTCTTGTTGTCGAGGCCGATGACTTGGGCGAGCCAAGACCACCGATAACTACTTATATTGGTGAGTGTTTTATGAAAATAGCAGAACACCTTTCTTTTAAAGCAAACTTTGCAAACTATCCTTACAAGGAAGAAATGATAGGCGATGCAATTGAGAATTGCATTATGTACGCGCATAATTTTGACGCATCAAAATCTAAGAATCCCTTTTCCTATTTTACTCAAATAACTTATTACGCTTTCCTTCGACGAATAGAGAAAGAAAAAAAACAATCCTATATAAAATTTAAGTTGCTTGAGAGTCAAGATGATGTCATAATACAGAAGTGGTATAGAGAAAACTATTTCGAGAAGAAAGACGATATGAATGTTAAAGATGCTATGCAAGATGCTTTTCAGGTAAACGATACAGACATTAAAAAATTCACGCCCAAAAATAAAAAGAAGACCAAGAAGAAATCTGGTAAACTAGATCAGTTCATGGACAAGAAAGACACGGATGAAAATAGCACTGATTAACGATTT